AAAGACTAACAATTATTGGAACGGAAGCTCTACCTCTTATGTCGATGCAACCCGTGGTTCTACGAATATTCGTCTAAATGAAAATAACGACGGTATAATGACGTTTGAGACAGCGGAGGCAGGATCAAGCCTATCTGAACATATGCGCATCGACAGCGACGGTAATGTTGGCATTGGGACGAATGACCCAAGCACCCCACGCCGAATGGACGTTGTGGGTAGTGATTCCTCGACATATTCTCAAAGTGGTTCAATCAATGACAACGTTGTTGCGCGGTTCCGAAACGGCTCTGATAGCTCTTCTGCGCAAAGGTTTGGTGGCATAAGCCTTGAAAGCGGAAGCGCGCAGTGGTCGATTGATTGCATACAAATGTCTTCATATACAGGCGCACTTGCGTTCAAAACGCGAACTGGAAGTTCTACATATCTTGAAGCAATTAGAATCGACCAAGGGCGCAATATTGTATCTCAGGATGTTGTGGCAGACAGTGGAAATACAAACGGCTATAAAATTAGACAGTCACCTAGTTCCAGTACAACATCAGCTTTGTTTGAAAGTGTATCATCGGCGGGAGCGGGCAGATACCATTTTGCGTTTAGAGCGGGGGCGAGTTCAGGTGCAAATTCTGGAAGCATTGTGGGATCTATCTACACAACAGGTTCTGCTACCTCCTACAATACGTCTTCTGACTACCGCCTAAAAGAAAACGTGACAGATGTTACAGATGGCATCACAAGAGTTAAGCAGCTTGCGCCTAAGCGGTTTAATTTCATTGCTGATACCGATGACACCACGGTAGATGGTTTTCTTGCACACGAAGCTCAGACAGTTGTGCCAGAGGCTGTTACTGGTACGCACAATGAAACTCAAGCTATCGGTGACATAACAGATGGTGACGGAAACACTGTTGAGACAGGGGTGGTTGAACCTGACACACTTGAGGAAGGTCACACATGGACTTCAACGGGAACACAACCTGTTTACCAAGGCATTGACCAATCCAAACTTGTGCCATTGCTGACCGCTGCACTGCAAGAAGCGATTGCCAAGATTGAAACGCTAGAAACCGAAATGACTTCTGTTAAGTCCCGACTAGACGCATTGGAGGCAAACTAATGGCAGTATCAAGAATCGACGAAGCTGGCCTCAACGTTACCCAGTATGGGAACAGGAACCTCATAATTAATGGGGCGATGCAAGTTTCACAAAGAGGAAATAGCACTGGAGTAACAGGGCAGGGGTATTATGGTCCAGATCGTTTTCAATTTGCTCAAAGTGGTAGAGACCAATATGAATTAAGTATATCTCAGGCTTCAGATGGCCCAGAGGGTTATTCTAATTCGTGGAAAATGGAAACAACTACCGTTGAAACCGCTGTCGATGCTACAGAGTATGCTCTTTGCATTCAACGAATGGAAGGGCAAAATTTACAACACTTAAAATACGGAACCTCTAACGCACAACAAGTAACGGCCTCTTTTTGGGTTAAGTCCTCTGTTGCTGCGGATTATGGTATCTATATGTATTCGGGTGATGGTGTTCGAATTATTGGATCAACCTATACAATAAACTCTGCGAACACTTGGGAATACAAAACAGTAACCTTTGCTGGGGATACTGGTGGCACTCTTAATGACGATAATGGAGATGCTTTGTACCTAGGTTTTGTTCTTGCGGCTGGTTCTGATATGTCCGACACAGACAATACTTCTTGGGGTACGTATGCGTCAGGGAAACTTGCTTATGGTCATACAGCTAATGCTGTTATAACAACGCTTAACGCCACATGGCAAATCACAGGCGTACAGCTAGAAGTCGGGGACACCGCAACGGGGTTCGAGCATCGTAGTTATGGGGATGAGTTGCAGAGGTGTCAGCGGTATTTTCAAAAGAAAGTTGCACAAGGTGTTGCTCCTTCAAATGGAGCGGCAACGGCATCAAGAGATGTGTCTGTTGCATATAGCACGACTAACATCGCTTGTAACCAAGCCCTTATGGTTGAAATGAGAACCTCTCCTACAATAACTTTCTATAACACTGAAATAGCAACTAGTCATAAATTTACTTGGTATAACGGAGCTTGGCGTACCGCAACTACTGTTGGCACTGGAACGACAACAACTAGAGAGTTTGCTTTGGAAGCAAACGGTTTAAGTGCTACGCCTGTTCAAGGAGAGGCTTATATATCACAAGTAAACTGGGTAGCAGATGCGGAGTTATAAATGAATATCACATCAGCACAATATTATCAGTCTGAACTAGATGATAGTCCTTCGTCTATTGCTGCGGTTATAGACGGGATGGAAATGAATGTCCCCATGGACGAAGGTAACCGCCACTATGCAGCCATCCTTGAGTGGGCCGAAGAAGACGGCAACGAGATACTAGCAGCGGAGTAATGCTACATGCCTCTGACCAAACTCCAGTTCAAGCCGGGTATCAACCGCGAGGGCACCAACTATTCCAATGAGGGTGGTTGGTTCGACGGAGATAAAATCCGTTTTAAGTCCGGCTATGTCGAACGCATTGGAGGTTGGGAGCGCGTAGCACCGACATCGTTCCTTGGTTCGTGCCGCAGCATGTTGAACTTCGTGACCCTTGCTGGCGACAACCTTATGTTTATGGGGACGCACAAGAAAGCGTACCTCGAAGACGGTGGTCAGTACTACGATATCACCCCTTACGCCAACATCGTCAACTGCGGTGTTGATCCCATCCTAACAGGAACCATTGGTTCGGGGATCGTGACCATTACAGCCGTGGCCCACGGATCGAGCGTCGGGGACTACGTGACGATCTCTGGTGCAGTTGGGTTTGACGGTATTACGGACGCGCAGCTTAACCAGAACTTTGAAATCCTAACGGTTCCTACAACGGATAGCTTTACGATTGACACGGGTGGCGCGGCGACTGCGGGTGCCACTAACGGTGGTGGGTCAAGCGTTGTTGCTTCTATGGAAATTGCTGTTGGTTTGGACGTTACAATCCTTGGTAATGGTTGGGGCGCAGGTACATGGGGCCGCTTTACTTGGGGTTCCGGTGCGGGGTCCTTGGCTGGTCAGAACTTGCGCTTGTGGTTTGGCGACTCTTGGGGTGAGGACCTGTTGGCTAACCTAGCGGACGGCAAGATTTACTACTGGGACGCGACGACAGGAAAAACGTCTCGTATGGTAGAATTGTCTAGCGTAACGGGTGCGTCGAATGTACCAACGCAAGCCCGTAAGGTTCTGGTGTCTGATGTTGACCGCCACGTTTTGTGCTTTGGTGCAAACCCTGTGGACAGTTCTACGTTTGATCCGTTGTTAATCCGTTGGTCAAGTCAGGAAAGCGTGACCGACTGGACGCCAACTGCGCTGAATACGGCAGGAGACCTGCGGTTATCGCAGGGTTCTGAGATTGTAACTGCGCTGCGCACAAGCCGCCAGATTCTGGTTTGGACAGAAAACACCTTGCACAGTGTGCAGTATGTTGGACCGCCCTATACATTTGGGACCGCGCTCCTTGGTTCTAATATCCGTATTGCAGGGCCAAACGTTGCGGTTGCGGTGAACGACGTTGTGTACTGGATGGGACAAGAGAACTTCTATGTTTACGATGGACGGATTCAACCGATTCCTTGTTCAGTGCGCCAATACGTCTTTACTGATATGAACCGCAACCAGTCGTTTAAGTTCCACGCTGGCAGCTTGTCGAGCAACAGCGAAATCTGGTGGTACTATTGCTCTGCGAATAGCGACGAGATCGACCGCTATGTTGTGTATAACTACCTTGAGCAGGTTTGGTACTACGGTACGCTATCCCGTACGGCTTGGTCTGATCGCGGGGCGGGTTTCCGTTTTTATCCACAGGCTCCTGATACAAACGGGATCCTGTATAACCACGAGTACGGTTTGGATGACGGCAGCGTGTCTCCTCCCGCCGCAATAAACGCGTATGTTCAGTCGGCTGATTTTGACATCGGAGACGGGCAGCAGTTTATGCTGGTTAACCGAGTGCTGCCTGACCTTAACTTCCAAGAGTCCACGGCGACAAGTCCAGACGTGTCCTTTATTATGTCCGCTCGAAACTATAGTGGCGATGTGCGCGGCATCAACGACCCTATTTCTCTTGGATCGAACCCTCTTGCGTCAGGTGCTGCGGGAACAGGGACCGTCACGGTGACTGCCCCATTGCACGAAGGCAAGGTTGGAGACTATGTAACGATTGCAGGAGCCGTGGCCTTTGACGATTTGACATCTGCCCAGCTTAACCAAAGGTTCCGTATTACTGCGGTGCCAGAAGTTGCACTGGGTTTGAATCCTATTAGAACATCTACGTCTACCCCTAGCGAAATTCTTATAATTTCTCCTGTTGCGCACAACCTTAGCCCCGGTGATTTTGTCGAGATTTCAGGAGCCGTAGGCTTTGACGGATTTACAGACGGTGATATCAATCAGCGTCTTCCAGTCGCTCGCGTAATTAGTCCCACTCGATTTACGGTCACAGTCGCAGGGGTATCTGCGACTGTGGGAGGCCAAGCTGGTGGCGGCGGTCAAGTAAAGTATCGTCGTGGTACGTTTGATGTTGAGACTGTAGGCGTGGCAAACGTAGGTAACGTTGCTGGCGGCGGTGGCGTTGTAACGATTACGTTTGAGAAGAGCGGTGACGCAATTCGCACGGCGGTTATCAACGGATCCGACAACTACACGGATCAGGTGTTCATGCGGTTGCGTGGGCGTCAGGTTAATTTTAAAGTGGAAAGTAACGACGTAGGCGTTGACTGGAGGCTGGGAGCACCTCGACTAGATGCTCGTCCAGATGGTCGGCGATGAGCAACAAAGTCATCCGCGCCATCATCCCTAACGCCCCCATGTCGTATGACATGACGTATGTTAACCAGTTGGCACGGGCCTTGGACAACGTTATCAGCGACCAGCGCAACCCTATTATCAACCTGTCCAACATCCCAAGCGACGGCGTTGCTAATGGGTTAGACGTCGGGGATTTGTACGAAGCAAATGGCTTTTTGAAAATTGTACGTTCTGGTGATATATTCACGGGAACAACTTTAGGAACCTCGGGCCTTGGAACTATTGTGGCAGAGGCAAACGCTGACATCTCAGCGGCAACCAACGTCGGCACTTCCTCTGTCGGCTCAGTAACGGTGGTAGTATGACAGATATTATTCTTATGGCAGACGGTAGTAGGTGGAAACCTTCAACAAGTTCTGATACAGTACATTGTGTAAACTGTGATAACGCAGTTGACACGCCAGAAGAGGTTGCATCTTATCCAAACGGGAATTGCCCAGATTGTGGTCAGTCATGGACAGGAAGCGAAAGGCGCAGTACAACTATAACAGTAACTATGCCTGAACAAATTACGGGTGGCGTATAATGGCTGAAGAAAAACAAACCAACAAGAAATCAGGCGATTTATTCTCCTCCATTGGTGCCTTGGTTGGCATGGTTGCCAGTGGCGGTAACCCCGTTGGTGCAGCACTAGGTGGTGGCCTTGGTAGTTTATTGGCTGGTGGGTCGATGCAGGACGCGTTCCAATCTGGAATCGGCAGCTTGCTCCCTGCCGCTACAATGGGACCAGCAGGTGTATTTGGAAACGTAATGAACACCATGGGCGGTGGTGCTTCTCCACAGCAACGTGGTGCGGGAATCTTGAGCCTATTCGGTGGAGCCGCAGGTGTAGGGGGTATGGCCCCAGGTATGGCCCCAGGTATGATGGGTTCTCTTGCTAGCGGCGGATTTTCAACTGGTGCAACAGGGGTCGCACAAGGATTACTGCAAGGCATGGGTGTCCGCAATGCACAGGGTCAAGAAGATCCTATCATGAGTTCTATCTTACGTGAGATGCTGTATCAGCAGCGTCGTCCACGTTTTGAAAACCTAATGTCAGACACAGAGATGCGTCAGTACGAGACTGGCGAACGGCGTCCTGACTATCGTGGTACACCTGTTATGAGAGCAGCGGGTGGTATGATCGAGGGTCCTGGCACTGGAACCAGCGATTCAATTCCAGCAGCTATTTACCAGAATGGTGGACGTGTCCAAGAGGCGCGGCTATCTGATGGAGAGTTTGTCATGACGGCAGATGCTGTCAAAGGTGCGGGAGGCGGCAACCGAGATGCGGGGGCTGCGAAGATGTACCAGATGATGAACCAGTTTGAAAGGATGGCCTGATGGCAGAGGAAATTATCTCCAAACAGATGACGCTTCTTCCTGAGTATCAGGAGAAGTTTTTAAAAGATCTGTTAGCCAACATCTACCAAGTAGACCCTGTAACAAATGAAGTCACAGGGATTGCATCCAAGTCTCCACTGTTTGGTGATCCAGTACTTGATGCCTCAGGCAACCAGATGTATGTCGCAGCGGATGGGACGTACACTTCAGATGCTAGCCAAGCGCAGGTGGACCAGTATGGTACGCCTGTTCTTGCTGTAGAGGGTGGCGTCGCTGCTCCCGACGTCATCCGCTTTACACAAGCTCAACAAGATGCGCTGCAAATGGCAGCGGATCAGACAGGAGCTTATCAACCCTTTGTAGATCGCGCCGAAGAAGTCATGGAGCAGGGTATCACTACCCTTCAAGATACGACTGGTGCATACGATCCACAGTCATACAAAGATTACTACGACCCGTTTGTCGAGCAAGTTATCGATACAACCTTGGATGAGATCCAACGTGAGGGTGACATCCAACGTATGAGCGAACGTGCGCAACAGGTACAAGCAGGGGCGTTTGGCGGCTCTCGCGGTGCCATTGCAGAGCAGGAACTACAACGCAACGTCGCGGATCAGAAGGCTCGGACAGCAGCCCAGTTACGTTCGGCTGCATATACTGGTGCCCAGACACAAGCGCAATCGGCATTTGAGAACCAGATGAAACGTGGACAGCAAGCGGGACAGTTGTTTCAGGATCTTGGCACTGGCATCGGGGCACTGGGAGAAGCAACACAAGCTCTTGGTCAGAAAGATGTCAACGCACTGTTTAACATCGGCAGCTTGGAGCAATCACAGCTACAGTCAGAGTACGATGTCCAACGTGCAGCACAGCTAGAAGAAGCGTACGAACCGTTCGCTCGATTCTCTTACATGCGTGACATTCTATCAGGTGTACCTTCAAGTGGTACATCACTGGCTGCATCAGCCACTCCACAGGCTAGCCCATTGGCTAACGTCTTAGGTGGAGCAAGCGCACAGATGTCAGCGCAAGGTGGTCAGCCGCTTCTAGGTGGCCTTGGTGGTATAAGATAAGGGATTTGTAATGCAAGGTGGTATCTATAACGCAGCATTGTTTGGGGCATCTCAACGTAAGCCTCGCCCAGCACGAGATAAGGTCAACCGCATGGGCGGGATACTCGCATCCTCTCCTGAGTTGATGGCAGCGTCGGCTCCTGCTCCTGCCCAGGCTCCCTCTCTCGGAGCAGGGCCGATGCCTATACCACAGATGCCACTACAACCGTCGTTGCCAACACAAGTACCACCGCAACCCGCACCTCAGGCTCCACAGCCCATGGCGCAAGCACCGCAGCAACCTGCACCTAGTGCCCCGGCCCCCGCACCTCAGGCTCCACAGCCTGTCAAAATGAGAGAAGGTGGTGATATTGATGTCGGTGAGGTTCCAAAGATCTCTACGAAGAACGCGCTACTTATGTCTTTGATGGCAGTGCCTGGATTACAGATGGTAGTTCCTAAGCTGATCAATAAGTTTGGTGGAGAAGACGAAGCTGAAGCAGAGTTGAAGGGCAAGAAAGCTGCGGTAGACGCCGCTGTAGCCACAGGAAACGAAGACAACATTGCTACAACTATTGTGGATCAGGCTGACTTACCTCCGAATGAGGAGGGCAAGAAAGAGTTTGCTCGTAATGTGTTTGGCATGGAGAACGTTAACGACATTGACGAGATCAACCGCCGCATTGCTAACGTTGCAATCAGCGGATCGATTGGCAAAGGCAACGATGAATACGTCAAAGCCTTGTTGCTTGGTCTAGGTGAGTACAAGAAGACAGCTACTGCTCGGGCCGCAGGAACAGGAGCAGGTGGCACGAAGATGTCGCCCCTCGAACCTTTTGCTGATGCGGTGCGTGACTTGGCTGGTAAGATTATGCAGACGACTTCTGTAGATCCAGACGTAGCAATTCAACAGGCTCGGGATGCACTGGCTCCGTACTATAGTGGACAAACGCCCACGATGACTGGGGACAACACACCCGCCAGTAAGCCAACACTAGAACAATTCTTGAAAGCGGCTCAACCACAGAACCCTAATGCTTCTGTGGAAGACTTAACAAAGTATTATAACGATACGTATGGGGGATAACTTGTGGCAGATATTATTGATCCGTTCAAGCAAAGTCCTTCAGCCTCTGGCATTGTAGACCCCTTCAGACAATCCTCTCCAAGTGTTGAACCCAAAGATGATCAGCAGTTCTATGATGGTACTTGGTACGGTGAACTTGGAGAGGGCGTTGCCTCTGGTATTATAGGTATTGGTGAAGGTCTTGCTGGTCTTGGCGCAGCCGCTATTGATGTTGTTGCAGACACAAACTACGGGGATCAAGTCACTGAAGCTGCCGAAGCGGCTCGTGACGCACTGGGTCTAGATCCTGAAGGTCTCCTTGGTAAAGGTGCAGAGATTGTCACACAGTTTGTTGTTCCTGGTGTTGGTGTTGCAGCCAAAGTAGGCAAGATGGCACAGGCGGCTCGTGCCGCTCGGGGTCTAGCCAAAACTCCTATGACAAAAGCGGAGCGGTTTGCTCTTGCAGGAAAAGAACTTGCAGCCGCTGGTGCAGTAGATGCAGCCGTATCTACGGATGGCATGACTACAGTAGGCGACTGGGTGGACATGGGGCCAACACAAACCAGCGATCTAATCGGTTTGAGTGGTCGAGAAAAAGCCTTGGCTCGTATTGGAAACAAGCTGAAGGTTGGCGTTGAAGGCGGACTTCTTGGTGGTGTAGCGCAAGGCGCATTGATGGGTGCTACTAAAGCGGCGACAGGTACAGCCAAAACAATCGGACAGACAAAGTTCGGTCAAGTCAGTGCCAAGGCAGTAAACGAAAAGCTGAATCAGGTTGGACAGAACATCGACAACCTTTTAGAAAAACGGATGCTGGCAAGACCAGGCTCCGCAGAAGAGCTTGGTTACTTCAAGACTAAACTTGCGGATGCAATCGCGTTCAGCCGTTACCGTGGATATCTACCTGAAGAAGCTGCAACCAAACGAGAACTGATCGATGGTCAGGTGCAGGTGCAGATCAAAAAGGCGGATCGCATTCTGAAACAGTTTGATGACGACATCAATACGTTCATCAAAGAAAGTCCCGAAGGTGCAGGGAACTTGGACCGTGTTGGTATCATGTCTAAGTTGGAAAGCTATCTTACAGAAACAGATCCTGCCATCAAAGAGCGTGTAAAACGAGAGCTACCACTGAAGCTACGCAATAATGCCGAGCGCATGCGTAAGCACATCGACACACTCACTAATGACGTGTTGAATAGCAATTTCTTGAAAGAGCAGAAATACACTGTTGATGGTAGAAGCATCAACGACATCATCGAACAAAACATCAACAGCTACCTGCGTCGTCGGTATAAAATCTTTGAAGACTCCAAGTATATTCCTACGGAAGAGTCTGTACAGGCGGCGGATAATTTCTTTAGAGCGAACCGCAAGTCTGTAGAGAAAGAATTGTCGGAGCTAGCTCGTGAAGAGGTGCCAGGTATGGAAGTCCTTACCGATGACTTCCTCAAAGCTAACGGTCTTTCAAAAGTTCCTGGTCCTGATGGTATCGAAATCAAAGTAGGTGCCAAGGTCACAGACGCAGCAGCGCAAAAAGCTCGTGAGAACTTCCTGAATAGATACAGCATTCAGTCCCGTGAGAAACTAGGCGGTGGGCGCATGGCCCGTGAACGTTTGGACACAGGCATGTTTATGTCTCGTGAGAACATTCCCCAAGCCTTGCGTCAATTGCTAGGTGAGATAGATGACCCCCGAGAAGCGTACCTTGGAACTATTGCTGACCTTGCGCAGTTCACAGCTATCGATGATTACTTTGGGTCAATTGCTAAGATGGCAGAGCAGAAGTCTGGCATCGGTAAGTTGTTCGTCAACGGTAAGAACTTGAGCCGTGACCAAGAGAATGCACTTCGTAAACGTGGTTACACAAAACTAGGTGGAGAGGACGGCGCGAGCAGTGGGGTTCAACCCGTTGGTCGTAAGGCTGATGAGATCGAGCAACTTGTTGGTCGTTCAGGTTGGGGTAGCTTGGACGGATACTATGTACCCACACCTATTTACAAAAACTTAACACGTCAGGTATTGGCTGAAGACAGCTTGGGATCGCAAGTGTTGCGTGGGTTGTTCGGTAGCTTCTTGAAAGCCAAAGGTATCTCACAGTACAGCAAAACTGTTCTGTCGCCGATCACACAGATCCGCAACTTTACAACAGCAGCAGCCTTCGCCACTGCTAACGGAAACGTTCCTGTGTTTGGACGTGGTGGTAGCTTGAAAGATTCTGCCCAGGCTGTGTTTGCAAACATCACAAACAAAGGCGATGAAGCACTGTTCGAAGAACTAGCCGAGGCGCAACGGCGCGGGGTTCTTGGAACTAACGCAGAGTTACGAGAAATCCAAGACTCTTTGAACAAGGGATTGGGTATTACGGCTCGTGATCCTAAGAACTTTGTTGAGGCAGTAGCTGGGGTCAGCGGTGGCACTCGTGAAAAACTTGCACGTAGTATCGGTAAAGCAACCAAACCTTTGGAGGATTTGTACCAAGGGTCGGACGACTTCTGGAAGTTTTTTAACTACAACGCAGAGCAAACGCACTTGCGCAACGCATTACAAGGCGCAACACCAGAGCAGCAGATCGCATACCTAACCAAGGGTGGTGACGATGTATCTATAGAGACGGCGGAACGTATCCGTCGTGGTGACGTAGACATCGATGAGTTGATCAAGGATCGTGCCGCTCAGATCGTACGGGATACCGTACCGAACTACAACAAAGCGTCGTCTGAGTTGGTGCAGTTGGGTCGTCGTCTACCTATCGGTAACTTCATCTCGTTCCCTGCGGAGATCTATCGTACAGGATTTAACATTGTAAAGCAGGGTATCGAGGACCTAGCGTCTGACATCCCTGCGGTACAAGCGCGTGGTCGTAACCGCTTGTTAGGTTTCGTTACAACTACCACTGTCATCCCCGCCGCTGCGCTTGAAGTAGCCTATGCCACAACAGGGGTAAGTCGCGAAGAGATGGACGCATACAAACGCTCGTTCGCTCCGCGCTGGGAAAAAGGATCTGTACTGTTACCTCTAGGTCGTACTGAAGACGGTAAGATTCAGTACATGAACTTTAGTACATCGAACCCCTATGACGTTTTATCTCGTTTTGCTAACCGTGCTATCAACGAAGCAGATGATGCAATACGTGAAGGCAAAAATGTAGGTCAGGTCATACAGGATGTAGGCCTTGGTTCTCTAAGTGAAGTCTTCGAACCCTTCATGTCTGAAGCCATGCTTACAGAATCCTTGATTGACATCACCTTCCGTGGTGGTCGTACAGCGACTGGGGCAGAGGTATACAATCCTGAAGATAGCTTTGGTGCCAAACTAGGTAAGCAGTTCATGCATGTCATGGATACAATGACACCAAACGTGATTCCCGTTAACGTGTCAGGTGGTGTACCTGAACCCAGCCGTTTCTTGCGTGGCGTTTTTGGTAGCGAAGACGGCGTGATCAGCAGTGTTGATAAGATGGGAAGAGAACGTGACGCACTGGGAGAACTTGCGCGTCAAGCAACGGGCATCTCGGTCCTAGACTTTGATCCAAAGCGTGGTCTTGAGTATGGCGCGTTCCGTTTGTCACAAGCACAGACAGATGCGAAGCGTATGTTCAATCGTGTAACAGATGATGCTAACGCTAACTCTGCTTCTTTACTCAACGCGTTCCAACGGGCTAATGACGCCAAGCTACGTGTAGATCGTGAGTACTATCAGATGATCGAGGATCTTCGTTCCATGGGTCTGACTGACGCGGACATCCGTCGGAAGTTGAAGCAAGAAGGTATCGGCGGCGTTAAAGGTATCATGCGCGGTAAGTTCGAACCGTTCAAACTGTCTCCCAAGAACCTACAAGAGATGCGCCGAGCAGGAATCCTGGACCAATTACCGCGTGATGCAATACAAGACATCCGTCGTAACATGAAAGACATTCCTCTTGCCCCGGACCAAGGGCCTTCGGCTCCTGTCCGCAGCCCGTCTTCGACAATCAATGATCCGTTTATGAATGCACCCGCGCCTGTACAGGAAAGCAGTCTACCGCAGCCTGTCACTGCGTCGATGATTCCGACGTTTGTACCAACCCAGACGCGTACGCCTGGGCCAGTAAATCCTGCATTGTTAGGGGATGATCCGATCAGTGCTGCTCTTAATGCACAGATTGCGAACCGTCGTGGTTAAGGTCGACTTCGACAGTTAGTTTAACGCCGTTGCCGCCAAAAAGCTTGATGAGTTCATCGCAGTACGCCTCGACGTCATTGATGATTTCTATGTCTTCTGACATGGTTGCTAGATTCATTGAGATGTTGACTAGCTCTAACAGCGCATCAACTTGCATAGGATGCATGTCTTTAAGGCCGACTATCTTGGTTGATTTTGTCATTCGATTTCTCCCCAGTTATCCTTGAGTTCATCGTCTACTTTCGAGGGGACTTTCAAGACATCCGACAACCCGTTTTCCATTATGTCCTTGATGCGTCGTGCTTGATCGTCGCCCTCTACTGAAAAGCATAACTCATCATGCACTGTCAGCATAGGCAAAAGTCCCTCTGAGTAGCAATCCGCCATGGCTTTTTTAGTTTGGTCGGCGGCTGAACCCTGAATCAATTTGTTTAACGCCTTGTAAGTAAAGGCTCTTCTCAACGGTTGCCCGTATTCCTTCATCGCATCTTCATACGGCAAAGGTTTCTTGTACCCAAATGATCTAGGTTCCCACAGATGGAAGCGACACCGACGTCCAAGAAGGGTGCGTATTTGTCCAGTCTGCTCCGCTTGCTTAGATGCCAACTCCGCTAGGTTCTTAACGAACGGCACCTTCTCTCGGTGCGTGTCCAATAGTTCCCCTGCTTCATCCGTAGAGATGTCTAGCTGCGCTGCTAGCTTGCCTTTGCCCATGCCATACATAATACCAAGGTTCACGACCTTTGCTTCCTTGCGCTTGATCCCTGCAATATCCGCCACCATTTGGTGTAGGTCCACGTCCCCTGTGTGATACTCTTCGACAATCTTATCTACTATAGGATGCTTATTCTTACCCTTTAGGCTAGCTGCAAAGTGTACCAAGAGCCTTGGTTCTTGGCTTGAGTAATCAAACGACCCCCACTTGGTGTCCTGCTCTGGTAAGAACAATCCACGGATTAGTTTCTTAATCTCAGGATCACGGGCAGGGATTTGCTGTAGGTTAGGGTTCGAAGAAGAGAACCGCCCTGTTACCGTGCCCCCGTCATCAGATCGAAGTTGGTGGAATTCACAATGGATACGCCCGTTGTGTTCGTGCTTCATGATCGAGTCAATGAAACTTGTCTCGGCTTTGTCGAACTCTCGCAGCTTCACAATCATCTGTGCCACAGGGTGGTCATGTGCTGACAGCCACTGTTTGGTAAACGACGGCACCCCGCCCTTGCGGAACATGTCATCTTGCTTTGTTTCGCTAGTAGGATAAGCAACGCCTAACTCATCGAACACCATAGCCACAGACGCAGCAGCCCACGGTTCTACCTTCACGTTTGTCTGACGGTAGATCTCGTCCTTGAGTTCTTTGCTTTTCTTTTTGAAGAAGTTCTTTGCTTGCTCTGCCTTGTCCAAGTCTACACGTACACCAAGCTGACGCATGTCACACATCATCGGGATCAGGCTTGTCTCTAAGTCCCAGATGTTCCAAAGGTCTTGCTTCTCTAGCTCGATCTTCAGTCGCTCCCACAGGCGCAACGTCATTCCCGCATCTTGTTCCGCGTACCTGCCCACGAACTCCGGCGGTAGCTTGTACATCTCTGCCTTGGGATCGAAGCCCCACTCAGCAGCTGCAACGCGCAGCAGCTTCTCGTTTTTGCGTTCGTCTAGGTAGTCCCGCCCAAGATTGTTTAGACTATAGCTGAAGCGGTTCTCGTCCACTACGGCACCAGTGATCATCGTATCAATGATGCGGCCCTGCACGTCCACGCCCTCGGCGCGTAGCCAGCCCAAATCGTAGGTGGCGTTGTGCATGATCTTGTCTATGTGTGGCGTTGCCATCTGTTTCTGTAACCACTTGAGCGCGATCCTTGCATCCATGTTGTGACCGTTGGCATGGCGAATCGGGAAGTATCCCTCCCAGTCCCCTGCTGCTACGGCTATGCCCACGATGTATCCGTCCTTGCGTACCCATCCTGGACCCAAGGTCATCAGGTTTGGATCACATGTCTCAAGGTCGATAGCGATCTGCTTGTGGTGTGTCAGGTCAGGAAACTCTGATGGTATGTTCCACGATAGTTCCTTGCCTTGGTTCATCTGTGCAGCAATCACGCTGTCTTTATCTAGACCTTTACTCATGACTTGGTTCTCACAAATGCCTGACGTGCCTTTTGGATCTGGTCTTCATGGTCATTGAACTCTGACCCCAGTGCGCTGTATCCACACTTGTCGATCCACGAATCATCATGCTTGATGTCGTTGAGCAGCCGTGCCGTCTTCACCCAGTCCATCATCAACGCTACATGTTGCGGCGTGATATACCCTGTGGTGATCTGTGCTTCCCGTATGATTAGGTTCCAGCCATCTGCAATGCGTGTGAAGTTATCGTATGCATCACCATAGTCTTTGGCTCGCTGCCCGTTGATATATTCTTTCGCTTGCGCAAGTACTTTATCTCGTTTCATATTTGATACCTGTATGATTTGTCTGACTCGATGAGGTATAAGTTTTCTTTTGCCCGAGTGACTGCAACATAGAAAATCCTATGCTCATCCTCAGGGTGCTTGCTCTCGACGCAAGCCTTTGTTGACCCCAAGTAAACTGCGACGTTTGTATCCTCTCCTCCTTTCATCGCATGGATTGTGGATATTTTTATTCGAGGTTCTTTGTAGATGCTCTCGCCACGACGTTCGATGGATCGAATGTAAATCTTCTCCTGCTCCGACAAGCGTACGATGTCCAACGGATCGGTGTTGATCTCCGCCAACAGACCAAACCCTTTCTTCAATCTTTCGAAGTCCAGTTGTTCGTCAGGTGCAGCGGCATCCAATAGTTTGATCGCGCCCCGACGGACCACGGCTCCTGGCTCTATCTTTGGTACCGCCTCATAGAACTGTTTAATCTGCCCTACATACAAGCTCTTGCCCAGTGTCAAGTCCTTCCAGATTGCCATGGCATTGAGCTTCTTTGCATCAATCGACCACTTGTTCTTGCGGCTGTAAAAGTAGCCAGCTTCTTCGAGGTGCTTGGCTATGTCGTTCACAAAGCTATTGGTCCGAGCCATGATGGTCCATGAACCTTGGTCCAAGGGTAGTTGCCACAGGCTACCGACTGTCGTGACCATCCCCTCACGTTGTTGAGGGAAAAACTCTTTTTCCAGTCTTCCGTTGATGCGGTTAGAGATACGCATAGAAAGCTCCCAGACGCTCCGTGGTAAACGGTAGGACTGGTTCAGCACCTCTATGTTATCTGAGCAGAAGATGAACTCCTCGACGTCCACAGACGTCCAACGGTGGATAGCTTGGTCATCATCCCCCGCGATCAAAACTTCTTCCGCATGCCCCGCCATCTTGCGCACCATCGACCACTGCAATGGCGTCAGGTCTTGTGCTTCGTCCACGATCAACAGATCGAGGTACGGTGGCTCAACCAGATCGATGTACCTAGAAATCATGTCAGCAAAGTCCACCTTGTTCATCTTGGACTTGTACTCTTCCGACTGCGCATCTACCTGCACTAGCTTATTGTAGAATAGGTTGTGGTCCCCTTCGTAGTTGTACTCATACTCAAGTCCCTTGCCCCTGTATTTGGAACGCATCACAAGCTGTAGGTACTTGGCCCCCGAACCTCCCATCGCAGGGATCGACACACCATCATCGATGGACGCCTTGTCCGCCCCTTCGAAGTCCACACCAAGCATACTGCCTAGAGTCTTGTAGTCTTCACGACTCATGACATCCCCGCGTTGCAGTCCCAACCCATGGTAGCCAGTTGCATGTAGGGTTCTGAAATGTGGAAAGTCATTCTTGGTCAAGTTAAACTTGACACAGGCCCGGTCAACAAACTCCCCGATAGCTTTGGTTGTGAACGATACCACCCCGATACGAGAAGGATGTACGCCCTCTTCCAACTTCTGCTGCACACGCTCGATCAACGTGTACGTTTTACCACAGCCTGGAGGCCCAAGGATTAGTGTAGCATTAGGTATCACGACGCTGCTCCAACCACAGTAGGATATCGTCTTTGTCCCAACGACTAGCTGACCTTCGTGCATCCCCGTTGCCTAGCTTGTAAGGCTTGGGAAACTTTCCCTCGCCCACCCATTTGTAGATCGCGGACTCAGATACACCTAGCCATTCCGCTACATCTTTGGCCTTCATCATTTTAGAATGGGATGTCATTTTTTATCTCCTCAACTGGCAGGGTTACATCTAAGTTCTCAAACGCAGGAACCCACCAAACTCGTATCGTGGACCTCGATCCATCATCCTTGGTTATACTCTTGTGCCCATGGCAATCTTGATTGTCGTTCATGTCTTTTAGGATCTCTTGGATTTGCGCCCGACTGAACCCTTTGAACCGACGGTTGTGCAGGAACTCCATCAACCCTGAGATTGTGAAGTACGTGTAGCCTTGGTTGTCCGTCCAAGGTTTCCCTGCAATCATCTCCTCTGGATGCAAGGCTCTGATCTTACTGGTGCAGAACACACGCAACAGTTCCTTGAACTCCCCTGTCAGGGTCAGTTCTTCTGGGACCTCTTGCTTTGTCGACTCTGTCAACAACTTGCGCAGCAACGCTTGCCATGACTTTGGTTTCAAGATTGGAGGCGCAACCTGTATCTGCTCGATGCATGCACGTTGGAACAACGTCTGGTTCTGCAACTGCTCAGAGTTCAATTGTATCCGTTCACCCTGCACAGTTAAGAAATACAAACGTGGCTCCGATAGCTGCACCAACAGACTGCCTATATCTAACACCTGTTCCGCATCTTCACCGATACCATAGCGACGGGACATACATAGTTCCTTGTCGCAGTAACTTTTGAACGGTTCCTGATCACAGGTATAGAAGTATTCTTTACGCTCCAAACTTTTCTGTAACGCCAACATCTCCTTGGCATCGAGCGGCGTAACGAACAACTGATGGTTCATCGTTTCCATCTGCTGCTTCCAGTCATCCGTATGTTTCAGGCGAGAGTATACCCCTGCCATAAACAGTTTCTTGTTTCGATCATCGGCGTTCGGCCCGTCACGAAACAAATGCTCCATGCACACTGGTCCATCACTGAACTGTTTGCGCTGCTTCTTGGTCCTCAGTTTTTCTAAGTCCGCAAGCTGCACTGTGTTCTTCTCTATCTGGTCCAGGAAGACATCGAGGTCTACCGCCTCGACCTTCGCATTGAAACAGTAGCGTTGTGGAAACTCAGCGTTGAAGTAGGGTAGGTTGATGAAGTTCCCCACATCCCCACGATCCGCAAGGATCTTGTCCTGCTTCGGAAAGATTTCGCAGCCGCTATGACCAAGGGCCACTGCCATCTCCACTAAATATTCTCGAACCACGTTCGCAGGTTCGAAGTCTTCAAGGAACAAGTAAAGGTGCGCACCCCCAGACTTTGAGCGGCAATGTAATAACGGAAGTTCTAACTTACTTATGTTAGCCTGTAGTTTGTTGTGATCGAGGTCATAGATATCTATGTCCAACGCTCCCCATCTACATTTGTTTTCGTCGTTGATCGGGATCGCTCCGATCCCCTGCTTACCGTCAATGTGTCCTTGCATGATTTCTTCGGTCAATGGCTCACGCACAATACGACTGTCTGCTTCGGCCTTGCCGTTGCGTCCAATCTTTCCAACGCGAGTTGTACCATGTGCGACCTTCGAACCCTCGAAGGCCACAAGCATTCTCTGTGCTAATGACATGCTTGGCTCCTAGTGAAATTGATGGGGGCGGGTTTCGTGTCCGCGAGTCGCCGCCCCCAAGGCTACTTAAAATGGGATTTCGTTGTCCCCATTCTCATCCCCTGATTTGCCACCCCCTGTGGCATGGTCAGGGTCTTTAGCAGCCTTAACTTCACCCGCCATAATGCTTTCGCGGAAAGACTTAGCTTCCGCAAAGATGTCACGATCCTCGATCATGCCAACCTTTTGCACGGCGTAGTTTGCATAGGTCTCGTTACGACGATTGGTTTCGTCAACTGTCGTAAGTTTCCAGATTGTACTAAACACTGGCAAGACCTGCAACTGACCTGTCTTTGGATTCTTTGCCTTGTTCATTGCTATTTGTGTTTTCCAACGACGAGACACCTTCATCTGTGTGACCTTCATATCGATCACCGCAGGTTCAAAGGAGCCTTCACCATCCAACACAAGACAGTAGTACTGGTCAGACGTCACGACCTGATTGCCGTTGGGCAACATGTCCTTGGTGCCGTCCTTCTCTGTACGTTTCAAGATCGGGTCCGATGCATCGATCTCCCCAACGTACCCGCCACCCGCATCTCGGTCCACGAACTCAAGATACTTAGTGGTGATGTAACACGGGATTACATTAATACCTTCTTCACCATCGTACGACTGATGCGTCAACGTGTTGAACATGTCCCCCGCAGAAAGACCCGCAATATATTTCGCGTCCTTCTTGTTTAACTCCGGCGACATCTGCTGTGCCAAACGAACGAACGGGATCTGTAGTTCACTCGCCTCGAAACTTGCACCTTCACCTGCACTGGCAAAGATATCGTCCATCACATCAGAGCTTAACTCTGCATTTTTCTTTGTTGCAACTGCTGTAGCCATTACACATCCTCCTCGTCAATAACATCGCTGTCGTCTTCATATAAATCGATGCCGCGCTCGGCCCAAAACTTACGTGCTTCTTCATTACGTTTGTCTTGGATCTCTTGCCACATCTCGGGCTTCATACGGAATTTTTCTATATCAATCATTACTTCCTCCGTATTTCTGCTGCGTTGTTGATGAATGCCCCGAACAGGTCGAGGTCAATCGGTTTCCCCTCAGTCAAACGTTCCTTAACAAACGCCTTGAGTGTAGAGGGGTGAACGTGGGTCTTGGTTGTGGGTTCGAACCCCGCATCTTCCAAGATACCAACAACGTTTTTTGCGCTGTTGTCCTGCCCTTTCCCAAAGGAACAGGTCACGTCATTCTTGATGATGTCGTCTAGGTTATTCTCCCGTAACCAAGTGAACGCTTCTTCTCTGCGATCAACAGGGATCGATGCGTGTACAATCATCTTACGTGAAACGGTCAGACCATCTACATCCACACGTTCCAGTCCCATCTCATCCATCAAGGCTGGGATGTTCTCGGTTGAGAGCTTGTGCTTGGCAGCTTTCAAATGCTTGAGATGTTCTTCATGCTCCGCTATCTCGTCTTCGACTTTGCGGAGTTCGCGAACAAAGGAGCTTAACGCTTTACCTGTGTTCTGGTCAACGTTGGAGAGTGCTTCCCCTTCGTCAAAGATGTCTTCAAAGATATCCATAAGTTACTTCCTCTTCAGGTTAGATCGGTTGACAAACCAT